GAACGATGTTATGTTCGAAGTCAGTGATTTCGGAGAAAACATTGTGTTGTGACAGGAACGATACCAGCCCGTTAGCTACAACATCTCGTCCGTTGTACGCCATGTTTATCGCAGCTGATGGTTTTGACACGTTGTTGTTGATGTCGGAGAAAAACTGCTTCCTGGTCTTCAGTGATAATTTCTGCGTCAGCATCAGCGGCACCATCAGTGTCGAGATTGAATTGCGGCAAAACATTTCGATCCCGGCGGCGCGGTGCTGTCCGTCGAAGAGCTTTATCTCTGCGTCCATAGGGAAGCGGACCATCCCAACATTTGCATTACCAATCGGTACGAACTCGACATCAGAGTCGCAGTTACCAACGAGCGGCGGAATAATAAATGGTTCTTTTTTATCTTCTGCAGATACGAGATAGTCGTAAAATTTATTGACCCGCGTCTTGTTAATTTCACGCTGTGAGCGCTCCAAAACGTGACCAAAATTATCTGATGCAAGCATTCGGGTCAGTGAACGGCTTGGGATGGACATCAACAGAACCATCGTGTCACCCTGCATCCCGAATGACGCTGGTATCTCAAAGAAGTGTGTTCCTACCTTGCTCATACTTTCACCTGTTTTTTTTATTTAGCTGCTCGGATATCAGAAAATTGATACGGGTTATTTTGCTTTTCACTCATAAACCACCCCGCCGCAGCCGGTTGCTATACCGGAATATTCACCACGGCGCAGGCCATTACCCCGCGCTATACACTGATTGCGCCGTACCGCGATGCGAGCGCGCTCAACTTCACCTTTTGCGGCATCCATACATTCCAGCCACAGACGGGCGGCAATGCGGTATTGCCCGCGACCTTCACGCGCAACGGCGCGGGTCTCAATCTCTAGCGCTGCCGCAGTCTCCGCTACGACCTTCTCAGATCTGCGTAGCGGAACATAGTTCTGGCGGTATCGCTCCGCTCTTGAAAGACCTTTCATCGTATCCAGCCCTCTGTTGCAATGAGCGCCAGCAGGAACATCCAGGCGCCGATAGCGGCCAGGCAACTGTACCAGCCTGACCATTTACCGATATGCCGCTTCAGCGACATCACGCGGCGTTACTCACCGGGCGGTAAGACCGCATTTCGACCGGAGGCTTTTTTCCGGTGTACGCCGTTGTGCTTTTTGCCTGGCGTTGATCAAGCCAGCGCTCAACCTCTTCGGAGTTCCACGCGCAACGGCGGTCCGTAATCCAGAAACGCTGCGGGAATTCGCCGCTACGCTCCATGCGGTCAATCGTGCTCCAGGACAGTGGCACCACCGCCAGGAGTTCCTTTTTGCCAAATGCACCTTTCATATTTACCTCTCAAGTTGCAGTTGCGGCGCGCCCGGCGCCGCGGTGGTTTTAAACTGGGATTTCGTTCAATTCATCTCGACGGATGTTATAAACGTCGGTGGCTCTTTCCAGTCGGTCATCATCATTGGCGAGTTTTTTGGCAACGTATTTGTATGCGTTATCCAGGGCGTCAACGGTGTTGTAGCCCATCGCCGCATCAGTGAATGCAGACAGGATTTCTTCTGGCTCGCGCTCATCTGATTTTTTACCGCGCTCTTCCTGCTGTTGATCAGGCTTCGCGTTAATCATCTTGTTCATTCCGGCACCGGTGCTTGCTGGTGGGGTAATGTCACGCTCAACGCGCGGCGATGTTTCCTGCAATTCATCAGGGGTGTAAACGCCAAGCAGTACATCCGGTGCGTGTAGTCGGGCCCATCGTTTAACGCACAGGTAAGCCAGCTGTTGGCGCGGATCCTGCTCCCAAAGCGGAGAGTTGCGCACCCCAGCCTGTTGCATGCTGATGGTCAGCGTGCGAGGTTCTGCCTCGCCTTTCAGCGTTGCCCAAACCGTGACGGTAAGAACCGGTGACTTATCCGTCTTTCCGCTAACTTTCGACCAGTCGCCATCCCAGCGATAATTCAGGCGGGTCGCCAGAAGATTGGAGGAAGACACCACCGCGTTGACAAGTTGCGCCTCGTAACCCAGCGTGCCGTTTACCACGTGAGTTTTTTGGGCAACGGCGAACGGGTTCATACCCCACTGTGCAGCCTGCATTGTGACTGCCAGACAGTCGGAAGGTTTTCCGGCCAGGTGTGCCGGGACGGTGGCTTTGCTCTGCGCCATCAGTTCCGCGAAGCGCACCAGTTGATTCATGCCTTCAGGGCTGAAGATTGCTGCCGCGGTGCCGACGGTTGCGCCTGGCTGCTGGGTTACTGCGATATCGTTGCTCATACGTACATGTCCTGTTTGCGTGCCCACTCAGGGCGCTTAATCATTTCCACTCCGCCCCAGTCATCACTGACCCGGCACTGGTGATAGGTATTCAGATCCCGGCGGAACAGTGCGTGCCCCGCGTCTACATCGGCGGCATCCAGTTCGAACACGCGCACCGGGTATCGACCGCAGTCGATGGTTTCGCTCACCGCGATGAAAAAGAATCCGTGTGGGTGCCCGGTAACGCGCAGTGCACCTTCGCGGTACATGGCGTCCTGGACGTGATAGCGGAATTCTTCGATGTGACGCGAGAAGCGATCCATGTCGGCAACCTTCTTCACGTCAACAAGGGCGTTGTGATCGCGCAGCCATTTGTCTGGGCGGAACCGGCATAACTCGCCTGTTTCCTCATCTTCCCAGTAAGCCGACGCTTCACACTGCCCCGGCGCTTCCAGCATCCAACGCGCCGCCGGGTGTGCCATGGCGCTGTCGCGCATCAGTTGAAGCTTCCGGCCTTGCTCGGCATCCATCACCGTCATGCCCATGCCTTCAACATCGCGGAGGAACGCAGCTTCATCCTCTTTACCGACGGTGGTGCGACGGTTGAATTGTGGCGCCACGATGAAACGCTTATCGAATTCTTCTGGCTCCAGCAGCAGGCAGTGCAGGGCGGTGCCCATATCCAGTGCCTTCAACTTTTCGGTATCAACCGGGGCCGACTTCTGCCACTTCAGCAAAGCCGGGCTATTGGCCACCATGTCCAGTTGAGACTTACTCACGCCGCCCCCGGCGTGGTAGTCCTCATTGGCGATGTCGTAGTAGATGCCGGGTTTCATGCCGTATTCCTTTTGCTGTCGATTTGGTCGGCCAGGTCAAGGCGGGCAATAATTCCAGTCAGCTCGCGCTTAAATGTCGCCATGACCTCGTCGAATTCGCAGCTTTCACGCGCTGCTGAAAGAATTTCAGGACGAACGCCGGCACGCAGCAGGGAGCGCTCAAACGATGCGTCCATGTCGCTATCACTGATAGCGTCGATCAGCTCGACGTGACGGTCGTACAGCAGTGATGACGTCTGATAGTCGCCACCGAACCGCGCAATGATGTTTTTCAGGGTGTTGAATTGTTGAATATGCATAGCCACCTCAATATTTGATGGAGGTATTGCCGACTTTTCCGCCAGCGATAGCTTTGAGAACTTCGGTCGCGAAGTTTTCCGGAATGCCGAAGGAAACAAGATCTGCGATTACTTGGCGGTTGATGGCTCGGCGATGTTCGACATCAGCAGCACGTTTCGCTTCTTCATCGGCAATGCGTTTTTGCTCAGCGATTCGAGCATCTTCGGCCTGCTTTGCTTTCAGACGCTCTGCTTCAACGGCGGCCTGTTTCTCTCTCTCGGCTTTTTCAGATGCAGCTTTTACATCAGCTTCAGTCTTGGCGATTGCGTTAAGGCGGTCCTGTTCTGCACGTTCAGCAGCTTGCTTTGCCAGTAATTCAGCCTGTGCTTTAGCTGCGATAGCGTCATCTTCGCGTTTCTTTGCAGCAGCAAGATCAGCCGCCGCTTTCTCTTCAGCTTCGCGCTTAGCCTGCTCAGCAGCCTGGCGTTTCAGCTCTGCTTCATGAGCGATGCGCTGGCGTTCAGCTTCTGCGTTTTTCTCTACCAGTTCGCGGTCATACTGGTCATTCATCAGCAGGGCCAGTTCATGGTCGGCTTCAATTTTTTTAGCCAGTTCTTCAGCTTTGATACGCGCTTCTTCTTCGGCCTTGATGCGCTCCTGTTCGGCTTCCCATTCGGTGAGCGGGCGTCGAACTTCATCACGCAGGTTGTCGCACTCTGTAACGAAGCGGCGAAGTTCTGCTTCAACAACTTTCGGTTGCTCCTTCAGACGCTTCAGGTAATCGCGCCCTGGTTTCTCAATTGCCGTTTTGCTGCGAGAAACCTGCGCCGCCAGAGACGCAACTCGGGCTCTACCCTTTGCCGTTTCCAGATCAGGCACTTCATTCACGCCAGCGCGGATTTGCTGTATGAATGCATCAAGACCATTTTCAACGTACAGCGCCGGTGCTTGCTCTGGGTTAATCTCTAAAATTGCCAGTTCGCTCAATTTACTTCCCCCCAAATTCTGTTCGCGACATCGGTCGCTTCCTTTGTGATGAATGCCCACTGGATGCCCTCACGCAGGGTTAAGAACTTCCAGCTCATAAGTCCGCACACCGTGACGCAGTACCAACCGTTGATAATTTTCCACTGCATGATTCTCTCCATCAGTGTTACCGTTGAGGTAATAATTATCCGTATATGGTTTGAAGTCAATAGATATGAATGATAAAAATTACCCACGGGGTAATTGTTGTGGCAATAAAAAAGCCGCTCAATGGCGGCTTAGTGTTTGATATTTATGGTTTTACTCTTGGTTTCTATCGGCCTGAGTGAGCACGAAATTTATGTAGCTTTCGATCTTGTCTTTCTCACTTCCAGGTAACGATGCGTACCTGCTGCGGTCGTAATTGATGGTGGCCGGGTCGTGAGGATGAATGAGCAGCTCGTATCCACGGCGGCCGAACGCAGAGGCCAGAGTCTCCAGGGTGGAGATAGATACGCTGGCTTCGTTCTTCAGCATGCGGTTGATCGTCGCCTGGGCAATACCGGACGCTTTATGCAGCTTTCCCTGGGAAGACAGGTCGCGGCTCTCTCGCATCCAGCGCTCAAGGTTTTGCGCAGCCAGCAGACCGATGTCAGATGGCTCGTAATCTTCCTGGACGATTGCCGAAGATGAAAGAGAGTGGTCGATGTCGAGCCAGTTCGTCGGTTTATTCGCAGCCTTCTCAATCTTTCGCGCTACTGAGTCGCCGACAATCTTCTGCCCGCGAGCCCAGCGGTTAACCAGATTAGCCTGAGTCTCCAGTCGTTCCGCCAGACGAGTCTGCACGCCGTTAAAGTCACGGTCGATGATATCGTTGATATTTTTTATGCGGATGTCCTGAATGCTTTTCATGCTCTGGTAAATCGCCTCAAATATGAATCAGTTATTGAGCTAATTAAAAGCGATATTACCCTACAGGTAAATGCACCCGACGGGTAACAAACCTTGATTTTTATTACCTGATGGGTGAATATTTGTTATCTGAAATTAATATCAGGCAATAGCTATGAGCGACATCGAAAAGTTTGATTTCAAAAAGCACTGGCTTCAGCTCACACCAGATGAGCGGAAAGCCTTTGCTGACGAGGCAGGAACGACCAGTCATTACATCCAGACGCATTTAACCGGGAAGCGAAAAATGCCGGGTAAGGCATTGATGAACGGGCTTTTTAAGGCATGTAAATCACGCGAATGGGTTAAAACAAAGCCGGAACTGGCAATCTTCTTCTACTCCTGAATCGCCCCGCAAATCCCCATCAGGCCGCCTTCTGGCGGTCTTTTCATATCTATTCGTACCTCAAAGGTAATTATTAACCGTATATGGTTGATCTTTTTTCGTGCGTGACTGAAAATCACCGTAATAGTAAACGGTAATAGAGGTTGGGTATGGAGATTGTGACTCGTATTGAAGCGGCGAAAGCAGGTCTTAAACGGTATTACACCGGGAAAGAGTGCAAGCATGGGCACGATAGCGAACGGTATGTCTACAACGGCCACTGCGTGCAATGCGCAATCAACACAAGCATTAAGCGGCAGGCAGAAATTAAGAGGATCATGGATGAGGCGGCCAGGGGCAGAAATTTAGCGGAGGCTGGATAATGGCGCGCATCCGCACAATTAAACCTGAGTTCTGGACTGATGAGGACTTATCCGAAGTTTCTGAAGCGGCCTGCCTGTTGGCAATCGGTCTTCTAAATTACGCCGATGACGAAGGATATTTCAACGCCAACCCCAAGTTGGTCAAGGCGACCATTTTCCCGATACGGGAGCAGTCCGGTAGCATTCCGGTACTCATGCAGGAGCTGTCCAGCGCAGGATATATAAGCTTGTTTTCTGCTCAGGATGGAAAAATATTCGGACTTGTTAATAACTTTGCCCGGCATCAGGTAATAAACAAGGCAAAGAAAAGCATAATCAAAGACTTATGCATAGTACCGTATCAGTACGGTAGCAATACCGTAGAGCTACCACCTGGAAGGGAAGGGAAGGGAAAGGAAGGGAAAGGAAAAACCCCACACATATGCGACGAGAAAAATCAGTCTGTGGATAACTCTGCTGATGACAGCGAACCAGATCCGGATGCGAACAACGCGGTGCTGAATGGCTACGTTGCTCCAGGTGGAATGGGTGAGTTTGGAAAATTCCAGATGCACGACAACTGGAAGCCGGATCAACAGTTCATCCAGCGTGCTGCACTATGTGGAATAAACCTTAAGACGGATATCACGCCGTTCGAACTGGCAGACTTCATCACGTACTGGAAAGCGGAGGGCAAGGCATTCCACAACGACCAGTGGCAGCAGAAATTGGCTCGAAGCGTGCAGCAGTCCAGGGCAAGGCCGGTCGCCAAGCAACAGCACGATGTCAATGCAATCTCGGAACCAGACACGGCGGTGCCAAAGGGATTCAGGGGATACGCAGGGCCGTAAGGCGTAGCGATTACAACGTGGCGCAGCAGCGCATTTTTTTACGCCTTGATAATTACCTTTGCGGTAACAAATAATGCGCATGACTATTGAAATTAAACCGTAAGTGGTTTTTAATTACCTCAGAGGTAAAGCATGACAGCAATCTTAGGGATTGACCCAGGGTGCGGTGGGGCTCTCGTAGTTATCACCCCACGTGGCAGTTACATCGACCACCTGGCTATGCCAACCATCAAGGTCGGCACCAAGTCCAGAGTCAGTGGTGCAGCAATGGCTGCGTGGATCAAGAAGTATTACGTCAGCCACGCGTATCTGGAACTGGTCGGTGCGATGCCAGGGCAGGGAACGGCGAGCATGTTCACGTTCGGCCATGCAGCTGGCGTAGCAGAGGGAATCCTGCAAGGGCTCAACATCCCTTACACGCTGGTAACACCGCAGGACTGGAAGAAGTCAGCCGGGCTTATCGGCAGCGACAAGGACGCGGCGCGCAGCCGGGCAATTCAGCTTTACCCGGAACTCCGGGCGCTGGATGCCAAAGCGAAAGGGCAAGCCCTCGCCGATGCACTGCTTATCGCACGACACGGTGCTGGCGTTAATCGATGATCCTTTTTGTTATCAAATGAATCAATAACTTATACGGGTAAGTGGGGGTAAAGATGGAATGGACCAATGAGCAGTTGATTGAAACGGCGCGTGTGGTGGCCAAGTACGAAGGCGAGAAGGCGGCGCAGTTGTTGAACGAGCTGGCAACGCGGTTTGATTGTGCACTGGCTGCGACACGGACCGCATGCGCACAGCGTGACGCGCTGGCGGCGGAGAATGCCACCATCAAAACCATGAATGGTTGCCTGGCGGAGGAGCTGCGAGGGTATGAGTCTGATGGAGCTTTTGAGGGGCCGAAAATGCATCTGCTGTGGTGGCAATGCGAAACCCCAGCCACCGACGCTTTCCTGCATGAAGTGCGGACCAATGCAATTACTGAGTACACCGACAAGCGCGGGTTCTCCTTCCAGCATGGAAGCATTCACGCTCATTTTGGTAACGGCGATGTCATGGTTGGTTCCGTCACTTTCGAAAACGGCAATGCGGGGGTTTGCTTTGCGCCAGTTCGTGAGAAAGAGGGCGGCTTAGGCACTCACTACGAATGGACTCGAGGAAAGACAGTTGAGCAGGTTGAGTCGGTATTCGTAATCGAAAGCAGTAACGCTGAAGGTCTTGAAGTGATTCAAGGCAAGTTGGCTGATGCCATCGCACAGCTTCGCCAGGGAGCAGCACTATGAGCACTGAAACGCGTATCCCGGCGTTGAACTACGACCCGACCGACCCGGACAAAATGCGTTTACCGGTAGGGGTGACATGCGGTAATTGCCATCACATCCACCGCTGCAAGGCTATTTTCGGGCACGTTGAAACTGACACCTCCTGCGACTGGTCACCGTCACGCTTTATCGCAGGCAAGACTGAAGGGGCAGCACTATGAGCCGAACGCGTAACTTTGGCTGGAATCGCCTGAAGCTGGCAACTCTGACATATGAGCAGCTATCGGAACTCGAGGCAAAGGTTAAATCAGAACACGCCTGCAGCGATGGTATCCACATGTACGATAAGGCAGGCCGCGACAAACTCGATGCGCTTAGCTGGGCTGTGTACAACAAGCAGAAACAGGAGCGTGCAGCATGAACAATCGCAAAGCAAAAATTCTCGTCATCCGAGTTTTGAAAAACTGCTATCCGCGTCAATGGCTGAACGTAAGCAATCGTCGCATGGTTCTCTTCTCGCTGGGCGGAGTTAGCCGCGAAGGGCATCAATTTAAAAAGAGTGCAGCACAGAACCGCTGGAAAAATCACGCGAGGTATCTGTGATGACTAAGACGGATAAGCAGGCGTTACGCGCCAAGGCGGAAATGGCTACGCAGGGCGAATGGTGGTCTGATTCAGTTGGGAATGAAGGCACATACGGTGCTGGTGATGACTGTGTTGAAGGGTTCATCTCTTACGCCGTTTACGATAAAAATAATCAAATTTTGCTGGATACGCTCAATTCTTCTGCGGCATGCATTCAGGAAGAATACGACGGCGAAGGCCATGTTGCCTGGGATGAAGTAGGGCAACGAAATACAGAGTTCATCGCCGCTGCCAACCCTCAATTCGTTCTGGCGCTGCTGGATGAGGTAGAGGCAAATGAAAAGCGCATGGCGAAACTTGAATCTGATATCAATTCGGCAAGTGAACGCTATGAAAACCGAGTTCCAACGCAGTGGGCATATGACCAGGCATGCGTAGCCATTGGAAAACATCGCTCACGCGCTGAAGCCGCAGAAAAGCGCATCGCCAATTTGTTTTCAGCCCTCAAGTTAATCGAGTCTGAAGTATCAGAGAGATTTGATATGGACGATTCGAAAACTAACCCAGGGATTAAGCATGCGGTTGAGCAAGCTCAATCAGCCCTGTCAGCTGGCATAGCACTGGATACGGGGGAGTGAGTATGACCCTGACTGTAAGGCAGCTAATTAACAAGCTACGCAAGATGCCTCCAGAGGCGATGGTGGTTTGGCAAGATCATGACCAGAGCGAAGGCGAATACAACGACCATGTGAGATTCGTTTCGGATGCAACCGATGAGATTTCCGGTTCATTTGATCCTGAAGTCAGAATTGTAGCGTTAAGGGGCTAAGCCATGACCAATAACAACCTAACAGACGAGTGCGGAATGACAGCATTCACCAGAGAACAAATAATTGCGCATATCACCGCAAGATTGGCGCGAATAGCTGTTAGTACGTTCCCTGTTTCCATGAAGCCGCAGGCACAAATGGATAAACAGATCCTTGAATCCGCGCTGCGTGCGCTTCAGGAATACCGGAAAGCGGCAGGCGAGCCTGTGGCGTGGCTGAATGACGCTTATCTTGGGCGTGGTGTGGTTGATGGTGAAGCCGGGAGTGAGGACGCTGGGCCGGGTTACATACCGGTTT